GCACGCCGTAGTTGTCGCGGTAGGCGACCCACTCGGCCAGGTTCTTTTCCAGATCCGCCCTGTTGTTCAGGGCGGCATCGCCGACGCCAAGCGAGGTCAGCCGCTTGGTCATCAGGAGCTGCGGCCCCTCGTTGGCGCTGCGCTCCGCCGCGTAGGCCCGCTCCATCATGCGCTGAGGCACGCTCACGCCCAGATAGCGGTAATGCGGCTTCAAGTAGTCCGGGACCGGGTATGGCACGAAGATCCGCAGATGGGACTTGTGATAGACCCTGTCCTTGATCTTCCAGAACGTCGGCTCGTAGTAGCTTTGGCTGGCCGGATCGTTCAGGTTGTCCTCGGTCAGTACCGGCGTGACCCAGTTCGGGTCGATCTGGGACATGCCGCGGTACGTGCCCGCCTGCACACCGTCCAGGTTGAACGGCGACTTGTAATACTCCTCGGGGTTGGCCGTCTCGACATCGAACAGGACGATCCGGCCGCCATACACGCGCCCGAAGTGCACCAGCTCGCGCAGATGGCGCTTGACCGCGTACTTCTTGTCTCCGGCCATCAGGCGCGCCGAAACCTCGTCCGAGCCGCACGTCAGCAGGTAGCCGTTGCGCACAGCGTCCCGGGCCGGCATGTTGCAGGCCTTGTCGATCAGCCAGTTCGTGGCCAACATCGCACAGGCCTGGTAGCCGATGAAGATGCTGCCCGCCGCGTAGAAGCCGAGCTGCGCCTCGTTGACCGGGGTGAAGCTGGCCATCTTGGGCGTCGGGCGCTCGCCGATGTAGCCGTTATCTGACGCGACCGTGGGCGCGCCGGTGGGCTGCTCGAAGGCCGGCATCTCGAAACGAGGCTGGACCTTGTCGCCCAGGGGATGCGTGGAGAACAGGCCGCGCCGCTTGGGCACCGGCGCGGGCTCTTGGCTCCGTCCGAACAGGTTGCGAAGGAATTTCATCCGAAGAATCCGCGCTTGCGCTTGATCATGGGCTGCAACGCATACCGCATTGCGTCCATGTAATGGTTGTTGGCGTCCACGATGTCTGTCAGTACGTCGCCTGTCAGACGGTCCACCTTGTAGCTGTACAGCCTCGCCTCGCGCAGGGTCTGCACGCAGCGCGGGTGGATGACGATTTCCTTGTAGGAGCGTAGGTGGGCAATACCATCCTCGACGCTGCCCTTCCACTTTTCCACGCCCTGGAGCCTGGGTAGATTGGCGCGCTGGCCGTCCCTGCCTTTGCTCTTGACGTGGCTGATCGTCTCCGGCCTGGCCGAGTCTGCACGGGTCACGTGCCGCTCAATACCGGGCAGGCGCGCAATCATGAATGCCGCGATGTCGTCGTTCTCAAGGCCGATCTTGCCGGCTTCGTATTCGACCCACAGCCGGTGGCCATGCACCCAGAGCTTGACGCCGGCCGTCGGGTCTTGGCTAAAGCCCCAGTCCAGACCGAAGTACGGACCACCCCAGCCAGCCGCCGGGTCGAACTCCGCAACCCTATACTTGCCGGCCAGAACCTGCGCCTCGCTGTTCTCGCGATAGGCGCCGTCCCAGATCCAGGCATACGTCTGGTCGTCCAGGCGCTCCCGGTCGTTGCGGCGCTCCTGCTCCAGGACGTCGGGGAACCACGGGTTGTCCGTGTAGTTCAGCTCGACGAGATTGGAATTCGGCGGCGGATTCTTGACGAATCGCAGATCGGTCGGGCTGCCGTCCAGCTCCGGGTTCCAGGTCAGCCAGACTTCGGAATCGTTCTCGCGCACCGTCGGCAGTAGCTTCTGGTACGCGATCTCGCTGACGTTCTCAGCCTCATCGATCCACGCGATCAGCACCCGAGCCTTGGACTTGATGCTGTCCAAGTTGTGGCGCAAGCCCGTGAAGGTGTACGAGACGCGACGGTTGCGCGTCCTGATGTACTTCTCGCCTATCTCGAAATAGGCATCAAGCCACGGCACCGAACGGATCGCCTGCTTGACCTCCTCCATCGAGGAGTCTTCAAGGCTGTTCATGTACTCCCGGCCGCACAGGATCACGCCGGACACGCCGGCCTGGGCGAACATGTACGCCCGCACCGCCGTCATCAGCGCGAAGCTGCGCGTCTTGGCGCTACCCCTGCCGCCCCTTGCCCCCCTGTACCGCGCCGATCCAGAGAACACCGGGATCAGCTTAGGGGGGAGTTGGATTTCAGCCGTTGTCACCTGGGGCAACCAAATTGATCGTCGTGGGCATTGTGGGGATAGGCCCGCCGTCAGGGCCCGAGTGCTCAAGCTTCTCCTTGAACATCCCGATGTGCTTGCCCAGAAGCTCCAAGGCCTTGTTCGCCGCAGTGGGTTCGAACGCGTTTACGTCGACCTCTACCGACTCGGCTGTCCCGGCCTGAGCGTTCTTAATGACCTCGGTGATCCGGATCGACTTGCGACCCATGCAGATGTCACGAAGCTCGCGCAGGTCCTTGATTACCTCGTCCTGGGTGACCTCAGTTCGCTTAGCGCGCGCTGCCTGGGCATTCTGAATCGCCACAGCGATTTCAAGTTTCTTCAAGTTCTGCTCGCCAATCTGGCCAGCAGTCTTCTGGCTGTACCCCGCCCTTATCGCCGCTTGCGTGGCGTTGAGGTCAACGAGGTACTCATCCACGAAGCGGCGCTGTTTGTCAGTTAGCGCCATAGTTGATACTTTTACGTTACAAATAGATCAGTCTGGGCTCACAACCAACGGAGCCATAAAGGAGAAGTAGGAAATGCCTGTCCTCACACACGATTGTCCGCATTGCGGAGCTAGAAAAGCGACTTTCTCGTTATTGAAGGGCCGGAAACACCCCGACTCGTATTTGGTCAACGCACACGGGTCATGCCCAGCATGCTTCAAGCCAATCGCAATAATCGTGACTGTCCTAACGGGCGACCTAGACCATGTGATGGGAGATTTGGCCGAAGTACGACCAAGCAACAATGGGTTCGTCGTCGCAGTGTTTCCTACGCGCAGACAGTCGATGAGCCCGGAGCATGTCCCCGTCGCTGCCGCCAAATCATTCATTGAGGGAGGGGACTGCCTTTCAGACGGTCGCTACACATCCGCAGTCGCAATGTTTAGGCGCGCACTGGAGATCTGCCTGAAACACTTCTCGCCAGATGTCGACGCGTGGAAGTTGGAAAAGCGCATCGACAAACTTGCAGAGAAAGGTTTGATCACGCCAGACTTGAAGACCTGGGCGCACAAAATCCGACTCGAAGGGAACGAGGCAGTGCACGAGGAAGACGAACCTACTAGAGAGGCCGCGACGGAGCTACAGCTGTTCACCGAAATGGTTATGACGTACTTGTATACGCTACCGGCCAAAGTGCAGGCGAACCTTCCGAGCGAAGACTAAGTCTCTAACCGCGGTCGCCCAGCGAGCACTAATTCCTGCGGCCCGGCGGACGGTTCTCACTGGCTCCTGCTCTCTGGAAACCGGCATGAAAAAGCCCCACGACGATTTCTCGCGCGGGGCAGTGACAGTGGTTGGATTTGAACCAACGAAGGCCGAGTGAGTTCACCCCGGCCTATACCTGGAGTGCAACAGGCGTCCCCGCTGCGTTCACCGTCAAGACCATTATGCAACAAAAAAGCCCCGGCTTTCGCTCGGGGCTTCAATTCTTCAGGGCGCAAGAGCCCGGCGCTAGTATCCCACAATGCGGGGTACTTTCCGGAATGTCCGTGTCCCACTTTTCCTCACGTTGCCCTCAGCTCGAAGGGGATTCCAAGCTTGAGCATGGCTTGCACCTGCTCATATGTGTATTGAGGCGGTGGGCGATTCGCTACCGCTTCAGCCATAGCAATCAATTCCGCCCGACGCCGTGACGTCAGGTTGGCAACGTCCGCTTCCTTTTTAGCCGACCCCACGTAGTCGGCCATGTTGCCCCGGATCGTTGTCAGGTAGATATTGCCGACGGCATACGGACCCGTGTCTCCGTAACGGCCCATGCAGAGATCGTTAGGGCCGCTGCCACGCAGGTGATAGTGGTCTTGCCAGAACTCCCACCATTCGGCGAACGTGAGTTCGAAGCCTATGCCGCGGCCAGCGGATCGGGTCTTCTGCTTCATGAATGCGTGGTAAGGATCAGGAAGCTTCTGGCTCTTGGCATGGGCGCGAATTCTCGCAAGGGCTTCAGGACTCAGGTCGCCGAGCACGCTGGCGATACGATCCTCGCCGGGCGCATCATCCGGGATTGCATAGCTTTTCAGCCTGTAGGTCGCATATCCGCCGCGCTCATGGATGGGTGCGATTCGGACAAGGCTGCCGCCGCTCTCCATTGCCTGCAGAACGCGCGTGACCGCCTTCCTGGCCGCCTCTCGAACCTGTCGATTCTTGTTGTCGCCAAGGATGTAATTGACGATCTCCATCATCCTGAAGTCGCGCTTGGGATATGTCCCCAGTAGGTCAAGAACCTCCGTAGCGTATTTCATCGAATCTTCCTCTCCACTTCATTGCGGAACATACCTAGGTAAATCTTGTATTCAGTTTCAGTGAGTGCGACGCCCGTCGTCTTGGCGATCCATTCCCGCGCAGCCTTGACCCGGCCCCGGGCGTCAAGGTGGCCGAACATGGGGCGCTTCTGTGGGTATTCGGCGATGATCACCATGCGTTCATGCCAGGGCAGATCCGCATGCATGCTCTCAACCACCAGGGCGTGGTCCGTTAGGATTGGGCGGTGGTCATCTTCCCAGGACACATACGGCGTCATGTTGCCCACGGTGGCGCCTGACCATACCCAGCGGCTCCAATTCCAAAGCAGATCATCCCCAGTCAGCCTATTCATCGGCCACCTCGTACCTGTTGCATTTCTTCCCGTAAGGCTTGCCCTTCAAGCAGCGCGTGAGCGTGTCGCCGAAAGGCGTCTCTATGGTCTTGGCATGGGCGCACCCCTCACAGGATCGATTGATCGCCGCCTGCTGTTTGCTCATCAGGACCAGCATCGGATCCCGGAATTGCCATTTGCATAGGTCGACCATCAGAATGCCTCCACGGACCAGCCGCCGCCGTCCTTCTTGGCCCGAGCCTTCACCGCGATAAACTTGAACGGATACATGTCCGCGGCGATCTTGATCTTGGCGCGGGCGTCGTCCTGCCAGAAGCCCTTCACCTCGTGCAGCTCGATCTGGCCATCTGGTGCCATGACCGCGAAATCGGGCGTGTAGAAGGTGTTGTCTGCCAGACGGAACTTCATGCCTTCGAACTTGTGCCAGAGAATGCCGCCCACGGCCTGCAACTGGCCCAGGTAATCGGCATATGCTTGCTCGGTCTTGTTGAGCTGGCCTGTCTTGAGGCGGCCCAAGGCGAATGCGCGGTTCGTACCTGCTCCGGGAAATGTTGTCATCGTCAGTCCCTCAATTGGCTGTATTTCGGTTTCGGCTTGAACTGCACGGCGTTGCGCGCTTCGGCCACGGCCTGCTGATCCGCATCCAGGAATCGGGAGTGCTGCCCCTGGAAGGTCAGGAAGACTTCGCCCAGCGGGCCCATGCGCTGCTTACGGATCAGGATCTCGGCCAACCCCTTGAAAGGGCTGTCTTCGTGGTAGTAGTCGTCCCGATAGACCATCAGCACCACGTCGGCGTCTTGCTCGATCGCACCGGATTCGCGCAGGTCGCTGAGGATCGGCCGCTTGTTCGGGCGCTCCTCGACCTTCCGCGACAGTTGGGACAGGACGATGATCGGGCAGCCCAATTCGCGAGCCAGCAGCTTGATCGCGCGGGTGATTCCGCCCAGGTCTTCGTTCCGGGTGGAGCCCTCGCCCTGC